CTATAACCATGGGTATGACTCAGGCCATGAGGTTAAATAAACATCTCTTTAAGGTATTAATACATGACTAACATAAAAGATATTGCGGAAGTCCTAAAGGATATTAATGAGGATAACTTCCCTATATTAGTTAGGGATCTTTGTGCTATTAATAAAGACCTAATAACTGACGAACTAATAAAGGTACCATCGGTTTACGCTTATTGGGCTGGTATCCTTACCTTGGTTAAAAAGAATAGGGATTTACAAGAATTAAGGCTTACGTCCACAGGGGCTGCACTTAGAAAGAAATATAAAGAGGAGTCTGGATCAAAACTTACAGCTAAGGATTTAGACGATTTAGTTCTTTCTAACACTGAATACAGAGATATACAAGAAGAATATATTAAAAAATCAAATAACTACGATATGATAAAGGCATTAGTGGAGGCTCTACAACATAAAAAAGATATGTTGGTGCAGCTTTCCGCTAACCAAAGAGCAGAAAGTAATTTATATAAATAAACAAAAAAGAAAGGAAATATATGGCAATAGATTTAAATTTAATAAAAAAGAAGCATCAAGAATTAACTAAACCAAAGAGTGGTGGTATGGAGAATAACAGTAACGTCTTCTGGAACCCACCGGAAGGCACAACCACAATAAGAATTTTACCGTCAAAGGACGATGATACTCCATTTTATTCCGAAACTAAAATTCATCGTATTAGAAAGCCCGGAAATAATTTTGAGAGTAACGTCCACTGTCTTGAGGTGAAGGACGGTAGAGGTAAGTGCCCTCTTTGTGATTTGTATCGGGCACTGTATAAGACTAAAGTGAAGGAACATGAAGCTTTGGCTAGAGCCATAAAGCCAAGGGAGAGATATTTCCTAAACATTGTACTTAGAGATACTGGGGACGTTAAGGTATTTTCTTTAGGGTCTAAGTTGTTCAAAAAGATACTCGGTATTATCGTTGATCCTGATTTTGGTGATATCACAGACTGGGATTCCGGAAGAGATTTTAAGGTTCAAAAGAGTATTATTGAAGGTTACCCTAACTATGATCAGTCAGGAGCAAAACCTAAGGCATCGCCTGCTGGTTCTCCTCAAGACATAGCTAGATTTAAGGAAACAATGCATGATTTGGCGCAGTTTGTAAAAACAGAAGATTATGAGTCTGTAAAAACTATTGCGATGGAAGCTGCACCGTTAGACTTGGTAAATTATTCTGGCTCACCGGAGCTAGCAAAAGTTAATGGTGCAATAGAGGCTAGTAAAAGAGGTCAGTCCTCTGAAAATGATTTTAATAAGTTGAGAGCATGATTATGAAATATTTTATTTTGACAATGTGTCTGGTTTCAGTTACGGTCGCATGTTCAATGATAGGTTTATCTGGTGATCAGGTAATTACTAGTATTGATAATGTTGTTCCGGGTTCAGAAGTTGTTTCGGTTGATAGTCGAGATTTACCTTCTGGTTTTGCTGGGTTAGGTGATAGTATGGTGCTTGTTGATCGTGACGATGTCATAGATCAATCTGATGTTGTAGAGGTTGATTCTCGTAGCGGTAATCAAAATGTTGTAGGTACGCTATTCAGCATAGGTAAACAGTTTTTTCCGTGGTTGGCGGCGTGGGAAGGAGTACTTACCTTGTTGTTTAAGAGAAAGAGGACCCACTACGGGAATGCTATAAGAAGAGTTATTCCGGGATCTAACTTTTCTTTGGCTGGCGCACTCAATAGTGTTGTTGCAGGCATGGGCATGAAGCATACGTCTGAAGTTACTGAACCTAAGAAGGAACAGACAGTAGCGGCGTGATGATATGATTTAGTTCTTATGGGGGTGGGGAAACCTACCCCCATTTTTTATTCTATGATATTTATATGGAAAAACTTAAAATACTAGCTATACCACCAAACCAAGGCGGGTGCGCCTTCTACAGAGTCATAAACCCGATGCAAAAGCTTCAGGAGCTATACTGGGATAAAGTAGAAATTAGGATTAATGATAATCCTCTTGAACTAGATGTGACAACTAACCAGTTCCCAGATTTTAATGATCAAAATACCCTGAAGGACATGAGGTGGGCAGATGTTATTTTTGTTCATACTATAACTCAGTTCGGACCACAGTATACCGCTATGATTGTTAATAAAGCTAAAGAGCTAAAGAAATTTATTCACTATGATACTGACGATCTTCTTACCGATTTGTTTGAGGGTCATAGATTATATTCTTTATATAAAGAACAGAAGTTAGATGATCTAACTAAGTATTTGTACGGCAAGGCAGATCTTACAACGGTTACACAAGGAAAATTCGCTAAAAGGATTAGTAGTCATGTTTATAAGGGAGGTGGTGTTTTGGCTATAGTTAGAAATTCCATAGACTACAACTTACCAAACTGGAATTTAAAGAAGACAAATCCAAAAAATAAAAATTTCATTCGAGTTGGTTGGGCTGGTGGGATTCATCATGAAGAAGATGTTAGAGCAATTTCTGCTGTACCACATATAGTTAATTCTAAAGTAGGGAAGGAAAATGTTTCGTGGGATTTTTATGGAAGACCCGAACAGCCTAAGGCCGGAGAAAAAAAAGATTGGCAGCATGATGTTTGGGACAACTACCAAAAAATTATTTTGAAAGGGTTTAAGGGGGCTAATAATTGGAATATTTCTAATGCGTTATCCCCTCTTCATTATGGTGTATTTTTTGCTAACATGGAAATTGCTATAGCACCTCTTCAACCTAACGCCTTCAACGATTCAAAGTCTGATATAAAGGTAGCGGAATGCGGTAGATATAAGGTTCCTTTGATAGCATCAAATGTTGGCTGCTATGATGAGACAATAATAAATGGTGAAACAGGCTACCTCATAGATCCAGAAGAGGGTAGAGCGGGTTGGGTTAGAGTTTTATCTAAATGTATAAAAAATCCAAATCATGTAAGAGAAATGGGTGAAAATCTTTTTAATATTACTGAAGAATATTTTGATCTTAATAAGGTTTGTTGGCGGAGGTTGAGTCTATATGAACACTGCTTTTCTTTTTTAAGAGAAAAACATAAGGATTATGACTATAATCGGGAGTGGACTTTTAATAATAAAGCAGAAGAAATAAAGGATTTAGTTGTATGCTAACAGTACTTTTTTTAGCGTATTTATCTTTTGTGTCTCATTTTTTTGGTGAACTTTATATAGTAGACTATGTCGGAGCTTCAGCAGTGGCCCTAATAGAGTTTGTTAAGTTTTCTTTGGAGTTACAATATGACGAAGCTAAAAATAAAGCCATTAAGAAATTTTCATTCTCTTCCAAGAAGAGCAACTGAGTTAGCAGCAGGTTGGGATATAGTATGTCCTAATGATGTAATAATCATGATGGGAGATCAGAGAACCATTGGGTGTGGTTTTTCTGTTGACATACCTTCAGGATATTACCTTTCAATTTATCCTAGATCTTCCATTGGTAAGATGGGATTGATCATGCCTAACTCTGTTGGTATAATTGACGAGGATTATACTGGAGAAATAAAGGTTGTGCTGAAGAATGTGTGTCACTCCGATAAGGAGATTCTTGCCGGAGATAGGATAGCACAAATGATTTTAAAGAAATACGAACCTATGGAGCTAGAAGTGGTTTCAGAGATAAAGGAAACCGCTAGAGGTGATGGTGGTTTTGGAAGTACCGGAGTATGATATGAGCAGCGGTTGTTCTCCTAGAGATTATGCTATAGATATGGCTAGAAAGTCCCGATCAAAGTATAAGGTTGGGGCTGTAATCTTCAGAGGCAACAATCTTTTAGGTTTTGGTCATAACATAGATAAAACACATCCAAAGTGGGGAAGTGGATTTAACAAGAAAATTCACGCAGAAACAAGAGCCATATATGATGCTATCCGAAGAGGAAATGACATATCTGGATCCTCGATTTATATTTACAGAGAGAATGATTTAGGAGAAGCATTGGCTAAACCTTGTCTTCATTGCCTTAACAAACTAAAAAAATTTGGTGTAGTAGAGATATTATATAGCGGAGAATGGCAAGAAGTTGAAAGTCGGAAAACTTTTAAACTCTTGTATAGCTACTAAAATGAAAGATATACTAAAAAATTTAAAAAGTGCCGGACTTCTTTCCGACCAAGAAGAAGATTTTGGTAACGTTCCTACAGGAAGTTTTGCCTTAAATAAAATTATTTCTGGTAGCTACACTAAAGGCATACCCGTTGGGGCTATCACACAGTTTCACGGGGAGTCTAGCACAGCTAAAACTGTTTTTGCTACTCATATCCTAATAGAGGCGCAAAAGAAAAACTACTTTACAGTTCTTATAGATAGTGAGAATGCGTATAACGCAACATTCGCAGAGAAGCTAGGACTAGATCCAAGCAAACTAATATACAAATCTCCAGAGACTCTAGAGGACTGCTTTCAGTCTATTAGTGATATTATTATCGAGATAAGAGAACAAGATAGCGATACGCCTATAGTTATAGCTTATGACAGTTTAGCCGTTTCCCCTTCAAAGGCTGAATATGAAGAAGAGGGGTTCCAAGGCAACAACATGCAAGGTGCTATACGAGCAAAATCTATGGGGGCTTGCCTAAGAAAAATAAACCCTATAATAAAGCAAAAAAAGGTAGCCTTGCTTGTTATTAACCAGATAAGAAGTAAGGTTGGTATACTATTCGGAAACCCTGACACAATGGCTGCCGGAGGAAAAAGTTTAGAGTATTATCTTTGTGTTAATCTAAAAACTTTATCCAACAAAACCTCAGACCTGATAAAGGACGACTCCGGTAACGTTATAGGTATAAAGGGTACTATTAGAAACACAAAGAACAAACTTTCTTTACCCTTTCAAGAGTGTGAGTTTGAGCTAATATTTAATGAAGGACTAAGTAGAACCTATGGGTTGGTTCAGTTGTTAGTAAAGGATGGAATCTTAGAGAAAAATTCTTCTTGGTACTCATTTAATGGGTCTAAGTTTCAGGAAAAATCTCTACCAGATATCATTTCTAGGAAATTAGTTGATTTTTCTAAACTAGCTGATATAATAAACGGAACAGGAGAATAATATGCAAAACGATAATAACAATGTGGCTGCTGTAGTAGTTATTTCTGACCTCCTTAATAAGTATAAGGAGGTTACTGGAAAGAGATATAGGATGACTAAGGATGCAAAGTCTCGTGGTATTTCTAGAGATGTAGCATTTGAGGAGTACCTTAGATCAAATCCTGATATTCTTTCTTTGCTAACAAAGTAAGATTTAGGTTAATCTGATCATATATATTTATAGAGTTATATGGGGAAGTATTCTAGTAAAAACAAGTTGTATCTTAATAGACCTAAGGACTTATATATTACAGGTTCTCAGGCGGTGTTTTTAAAGAATATAATGTTTTCTGAGTCTCCCTATAGTCTCAAGGATTATACTTCATACATACATAAATGTGTGTTGTATAACAAAATTTCAGATATATATGATGAGGATGGGGATGCTTGCACTTTCTTTTGGGATGAGGATGATAGCTCCTTGATATTCACATATCCTAAAGATGGAAAAGTTTCTGATGCTTTAGGAAGTTTGAGTTCTCTTTATTAGGAGGTTATTAGAGGTACTATATGGGTAAGTTTAATAAGAAGTTTAGGGATGGTAAAGACGGTGAAGATTCAGAACATTTTAATCGGCCACACGAAAAGAAAGGCCGAGTTAAGTGGTATGAAAATGAAACTGAAAGCGACGATGTTATTTGGCCTTATGGTAGTTTAGGGGAAGAGATTCCCGACCAAGAAGAAGTATAATTTTTTTATTGGATATATATCTACCTATATGTAGTAAAAATACTACATATAGGTAGATATGCCAGTTCACTATACATTAAAGAAATCTCCATTTGACAAAAACCGCACGTTAAAGCTGTGCAAAGATGCAGTAGATAAGTTTTCTGCTGATAGATCTTTAGCTTTAGAAACATATAGATATTTTAAACAACTTGTCGAGGGTAATCCTAATGACACAACGTCTAAAACTCTTATGGTAGACTGTCTAAAGCTGATGCAGTCTGCAACAAAAAATGAGGCGGGTCTGATAGATCTTATTTCCAAGATTGAAACAAATCATTCTTTGGAGAAAAAGAAAGATTCTATTAGTTTATTTGATCAACTGGAGAATAGCAATGGCTAAGGAAAAATTCTTTAGGGTACATGTTGAAGCAATCCAATCCGTTGTTTTGATTAAAGTACTTTCAGCCAAACAACAAAAAGTAGTTTATGATACTATTAAAAAGAAGATATCCGGCATAAGCACGCATATCGTTGCTACTTCTTTTTATCGTGATGTCCTTAGACATACCTTAAAGGACTACAACAAGTTTATTCAAAAGGTAAATGGTGGTAAAGAAGAAACCAAAGAGTATCAAGAAATAATTCGTATAGTATATAAGCATGTCATGGAGTTTTATCCATCACTAAGCCTAAACATTATTTGCTTTGATTTAGATTCTTCTAATCTAATAATGTTTAAGGATGATATCGGTATAGAGTCGTGTTTAGATATTTATTTT